AATTGCTTAAAGTTTTTTGCTCCGCCAAGCCCCGCATTTTGCAGAGCAATAATTGCATTAATTGCGTCCATGTTGCTGGTGGCTGTTCCTTGGTTTGCCATAGAGCGTTGCAAAGCATTTATTTGGCTTGTTTGACCTTGTAAACTACCCGTTATCCCCCCAGCCCCATTAAAAGCTACACGGTTAGTGAGGTAGTCCTGCATGATGGAGGTCTGCACGTTTGGCATGGCCATGCTAAGTAGATTAGACCCGTACATTCCGCCAAGCACAGCCTGCGCCCCAGCCGCAATCTTATTGTTAGTAGGCTTACCAGCGGAGTTATCTTGTGGTGTCTTAGGGCTTTGATTATTAGTTGGAGGGGCTCCGTTATTACCAGTATCCGTAGGAGGTGGTGGGGCTACTCTATTTGAACCCCCTGAGGTGCCCGTAACTCGCCCGTACTTATCAGCAATAAGAATGCCACTAAAGTCTTTGCTAACCGATTCAAGACGGCTAGCCATCTTGTCAATCTTTGGTAAAAGTGTTGTTTCAATAATGCTGGCTAAGCTTAGGAGGTCGTTTTTAATGTTAGTGACGGCTGTACCCATTTTACCGCCAAGGCCAAAGGCCAGCTTGACGTCATCTTCCATGACTACCTCCTATTTCGTTTCGCTCGTTCTATCCAGTTGCGCCTCTCTCGTACGGATAATCCCCGTATGTCCGAGAGAGTCCAACCTGTAAAGTTTCTTGTTAGAAACTCGTACTCATCTAATAAAAGTTCGTAATCTTCTTTTCTATATACGAAACAAATCAACGAGGCTGATAGGGAGATTCATCTCCTCACCACATGCCTCGCATGCCTTCTTCACCTCCCCAAGGCGTGGGCCTGGGTTACGTTCAATAATTTCTTTTACAAGGTTTGCGCGGTCAGCCATACCAAGCTTTAGCACTGTGCTGGCTCCCATAGATGGAATACCGTTTACTGATAGCACACACCCAGAAAGTAGAATAGTGTTGAGTTCGGCAGATGTTTTTTCTGAGTTCTCAAGCAACTTCTTTTGAGTAATTCCTGTAGGTAGCCCCACAGTAACAAACCCTTTTTTCGTTTCTACATTCCAAGTTCGTTCCTCAGAATTTTCCAGCTTTTTAACAGGAACATCTTTATCTAGGTCTACTACGGTGTTCTGGTCTGTATCGCAAGCTGCGCATGTGACCCTGTATTCTGCAGTGCCACCAAAAGTAACACGACGAATGGCGATAAGAATGGCGTCTCGGTCTCCCGCAAGAAGCGCATCCAAGTCGTCTCTAGTTACGTCTTTTCCGCCAATCTTTACCAGACCTCTTTGAAGAAGAATATTAAGAGCTTTTCCTGTAGTTGGTGCGTTAGCGATAGCCTCTTCATCAACTCCGTTTAACTCACGAACTTCAGCGGTGTTTACCACAGCCCCGTCGAGGATAAATCCTCCAGGAAGAGTTACTTCTGGTCCGAGAGGAGCCTGGGTCTCTACGACCTGTTCTGGCTCCTCTGTCGCCATAGCTGCATACTTATTAATTAAATCAGCGTCTGTTACTACTACTGGTGTATCAGTTGTGCTCACGAATTATTCTCCTTAGGTTAATGGGCTAATCTTATCAGTTAGTAGTCGCTTGTGTTTTTACCGTCTGAAGGACTTCCCGTAGTATTTGTAAAGAATACAGAGATGCCCTCATGGACAAGCTGCATTGTTTCAAACAGAATCGCACCATTGGTCGCATCCAGGTCTGTGTAGTTAAGACCCGTAATCCAGGCGTTATGCACCTTAAAAGCCATTTGTGGGTAGTCCACAGTAGTGCTTGTATTTGGGTGCTGATTGACGTTAATGATGATGTCTGTACGGAAGTTTCCTGTTGCGCCTGACGCAGTAGCACCTGGATTTGGGTTAGTAACTGGGTTATACCCCGCAGGAAGACCCGCACCAGTTCCCGCTGAGAACAGCCCGCGCATCCACGTCATAGCTTGGTCATTGCCTAGGATTACTCCACGGCTAAAGCTAATTGGGTTGAATGTAGTCATACCAGGAATCTGGTGAACTGTGGTGTTCATTCCACCTTCGCGGTACTGGATAGCTTGGGTATTAATAGACAAGCCAGAGATTGAGCTGAATCCTCCAGTAAAACCTGTAGTGATTTTAGTGTTGAATGTTGAGTCAGCCCCTGCCGCAGTAAACGTAGCGGTGAACCTAAAACTGCGTAAAGGGTCAGTCGCTAGGGTTGAGTTGAAGTTAGTATTTGTTGGCATTAGTTATATCTCCCTTACGCCGTAGTAACGGTGGTTCCACCGTTGAACTGACCGATATTGATGATGATGAATTCAGCTGGACGCTGCAAAGAGACTCCAACTTGAATGTTAACAAACCCATTGTCAATAGATGACTGTGGATTTACGTCAGAATCGCACTTTACGAAGAAAGCGGACGACGGGGTGTTTCCATATAGACCGCCTTGACCCCAGAACTGATTTAGGAAGTTTCCGACTACAGAGTTAATTCGGTTCCAAAGAACTTGGGTATTAGGCTCAAAGATAGCGAACTGCGTCAAGTCAGATAAAGATTTTTCCAAGTAAGTTAGGGTTCGACGAACGGGTACGTACTTGTCTACATATCCCTGCTTTAGGGTACGAGCACCCATAACTACAAAGCCTGAACCTGTGATGTAGCGAATTGCATTGACAGGCACAGTTCCGTTGTTAAGGTTACCAAGGTCAGTGGTACTGAGTGATGGTACAGAAACTACGTTAGACAGACGAGCTTGAAGACCAGCTGGAGCCTTGAATACTCCACGAGAAGCGTCTGTGCGGGCAAAAAGACCTGCGACAGCTCCACCCGCTCCGACAGTCTTAGTTGCACCTGTAGGTGAACCAACTGCGGCTGTTGGGTCAGAGATTGTAATTTGTGGGTAGTAAACCGCCCCAGAGGATGTTGCGCTGTAAGTTGCCGCAAGAGCCAGCTGGTTGGTGGCGGTGTCGTTGATTCCATCAATGATTACAAAGACGTCGTTAGAACGAGTAGAGCCTGTAGCGTAGGCCAGAGCTAGGTTGACTGTTGTTGCGTCTGTAAATCCTGGGATATTTAGGATTAGAGTAGAGGCAATAGTGTCAAACAAGCTAAGCGCGCTTGAGATGTTAGCAGAAGATACGTTGTTGTTGTCGCCACCTCCGCTGAGAACTACTGGGACTAGGTTGGTATTTGTTCCTGTAACCGCTGGGTTGCTGGTTGGGCTTCCAGATGTAGAGAACAAGTCTGTAGCCGTGATGTAAGCAGAGTTCTGGTTGATGACGGTTACAGCATAACGTGCGTCCGTATACTTCATGGTTACGTCAGTCCACTGCTCAACAATGTATCCTGAGGTGGTTCCACCTAGATATACGATTACGTTAAAGTAACCTGTTGAGAGGCTATCTTGAATAGCGATATAGAGGCTATTTCCCCAAGTACCTGAGTTATTAGAGGCAATGGTAAGGGTTGGGAGAGGGGTACCTGCGCGGTCGCTGAGTGTACGAGTTGCTACTGTTGGGTATCCAGTAATAGCAGTAGCCGTTGCTGTAACTCCAGTAAGGTTAGTTGCTGTAGCAATACCTGTAACTGTGAAGTATGTGGATGTCGCTGTTGCGATAGTAGCGCCAGATACGTTCCACGCAGAGTTAGCCAAACCTGTAACCGTAACTGTTTGACCAGAGGTAAAGGTGTTGTTAGCTGTGTAAGTTACAGTACCGCCTGAAGCAGATGTCCAAGATGCGGCTGTAACAACTGCAGAGGTTGTGTTACCAAGTACGCGTGTGATGTACGCCTGAGTTCCGCCGTTAGCGAAGAAGAGGTATACAGCGATAGGCAAGTTGTTGTTCGAGATGGTATTCCATCCGCCAAACTTGCTTACGTATTGGCTCCAAGAGGTTACCAAGGTTGCTGCGGAAGTTGGTCCGCGGTCGCTGGTGCCGATAAAGGCTGCGATTGAGAGTGAAGCTACGCCAGGTGTTGGCGCAATAGGGTTTAGCGTTTCTTGAACGTACACCCCAGGGCGTGTATAAACGGCCATTAATGTATCTCCTTATTGATTATCGTTGTTGTCAGTTTTTAACGGGATAGTAGCCAGACGGAATGTACGTAGTAGTGTCATTGATTTTTACAGATTGAACAATCTCTGAGGCAACCGCATCTGCCGCCAAAGGCGACATCTGACTAGTTACTCGGACTGTCAAAACGTTTCTAAGCAAGCGGCGGTTTCCAGTTTCACCTTCAACGGCGTCTCGCTTTACAAATCCATCAAGGAACATAGAACGACTTACCGTAAAAGTTCCTAGTTGATTAGGTACCTCAAGGTGTCCGTACTTTGATGGAAACTTATTTAGCAGCTGAAACATAATGGCGCGGTCATGGCGCGGATGACGAGAATAGGACGTAATTTGATACACAAGGTCGTACGCCACAGGAATCTGGTATTGATATTCAATATTAGATTGGGCAGCGATGGTTCCTTGGTAATCAGTATCCGTCAATAGACCTGAGCTCTGCCTGTCATTGCCCGCGTTGATATCAATTAGGTCAAGGGTGATAAAAGGAAACACCTGGTCTTGGACTTCCACGTCTGGGTAACCAAACCAAGTTTTAACAGGGCGACTGGCGTTTTTATCATCAGATACCGTAATGCCAGACAACCAGGTCTTTAGAGCCAAGTCTTCAGCAACAATAAATGGATTTCCCATTAGAGTACTCCCATCAAATCTATTAGTGGGGCTAGAGCTTTTTCTTCTAAAATATTTTGGATGAGCTCAGGGGCACGTAAAAGGAATGGGCGTATTGCCGCGTTAGGGGTTTCACCTGGGCGTCCGTATTCAAGGTCTTCAACCTCTTGCTTGATATCGTCTGGGTAATGGACTCTAATAGTTTCATCAGAGTCTACAATTACATTCAATTTAAATACGATGTCCTCAGGCCAGCCAGATTTAATAGCTAAAGACTGAAGGAGGGCGTCGAGAGGGCGTACCAACTCAAAGGATGTGCGCTTGGCTAACGCGTTAAATTCAGCGCTTCTTGAGTGCATGCTTCACTGCCGTTGCTGCTACAAATGCTGCACCCCACGCGTTAGTTTCATTCTTGGTTGCCTGTTGAGGGACGTTCTCGACGATAGCCTTAATGAATTCAGCATCAGAGGCTCGGTCAATACGGTCAGACATGGGTAATCTCCTAAGAGAGCAGCAAGAGTAAATCGCAAGGTAGTGCTTAGTCCCCGCACGGGAACTACTATAAGAATAAAGCAAAAAGCGCCCTTGCGGGCGCTAAGTGCTTACTTCTTTTTGACCTTCTTTGCCAACGCCTTGTCCATCTTGGCATCTTCCTTAGCAGATGGCTTCTTCTTATCCATCGCAGCATCGGCTTTTTTAAAGGCTGCCTTTTGTGCTGGCTTTAATCCTTTAGTAACTTTTGCGTCTTGCTTTTTATCATTCATAGCCATTAGATAACTCCAGTTTCTTTCATTACAGAAGCGGTTTGCTTAGTAATCTTTTGTGCCGCAGGCATAACTCCAGCATCAAATGCTGTGCCTAATTTGTCGCTTGCTTCCTTGGCTTCAGCAACTGCTTTCATTGTTGTACCAGCGGGTTGTATGCCCTGTGAGCGAGCATCTGCATAAGCGTTTAGTTCAGCATCCCACTTCTTTTGAGACATAGAATCAGAACGTCCAGCGTCACCAGTGTTAAGTTCTAATGTCCTAATCTTGCAAGCAAAACACCCGTCAATATAATCATTATGCTGACTATGATCCGATGGTGTTTCTGGATAAACTGGTAATTCGGTATACGTTTCATGACATTCGGCACAGCCGTATTTAGAAGGAATGCTATTGTATTTTTCATCAAAGCCCCATTCAAGAACTTTGCTTGTGTGTTGATGATTCATTCTTCACCTGTCTAAAAAAATCTAAGTTGCGTTGAATACGATCTGTTTCTGGACCGTTGCCTATTACCGCTTGTGTAGCGAAGGCTATTGCTTCATCAATATGCTTGAGGTTGTAAGCAGCGATTGATGCAAGGTCATAGGCTTTCCAGTCCCAGATTGCTGATTCGTAGCAATAGTGGGTTGAACGAGTACGTTCCATAACGTTAATAGAAGCATCTAAACATCTGCTCCAATTTTGATTACGGTAAGCATGAATTGCTACTCCATACCATGGTTCGCCTTGTGTGGGAAGAATTTGTACACCTTTGTCATACCAATCTCTGGCATCATCTTCTTTGCCAAGTTGGTGACTAGCCTCACCTGCCCATCGGCAGACAGCGGCTTGTTCTACATCCCAGCCATTGAGTGGTAATTGTTTTTGAGCGGCGTCAATAACATCTTGCCATCGTTGGTGGAAATAATATTCTCTGCACATGTAAGTCCACATGCG